ATTGACAGGCAAGCGAAAAAATTCCCCTCTGTTATTCCACGATAAAATAAATTCATCCTTTTTTACTGGACTTAATTTGTAAGACATTTATTCGCCCCCTTACGCTGGTATATTTCTTAAAACACGTTCCATTTTTTGAACAACTCTATTTTCCATGGCTTCTTGCTCTGCAATTGACATATTAGAACCACGTGCATCAATATTAACAGTGATAATATTGCGTTTGTCTCGGTAAAGGTTTTTAGCTTCTTTTGATAGAATTTTATTGGTTTTTTCCGCTGGGAAGATGCGCATACCTCGACGATCTTGTAGCATCTCATCACCTAGTTCATTAATTGTTCCACCTCGGTCTGTATAGTACATTGTGCCACCTGCATGTGTTTTTTTGCCAATCTGCTGAACAGCGCCAACGTTTAAAGTCGCACCACTATTAGCTATAGGACTTGTGGTAGCTACCGCTGTGCTTTCTATTTTGTCCGTTTTAGAAGAACCACCACCAAAAAATGGCAAGCTTGCGATAGCATCAATGATACGAGGCAA